TCAGCCAGCTATTGATGGTGATGATGCGCTTCCTTGGGTCAAGGTTTTCAATCATGGCTTTCAGGGTCCCGGTGGCTGGTACATCGAAAACTCTTTGACTACTCTTGGGCAGAAAGATCCTGTTTCAGAGTATAATACTCAACTGTGGAATTCTGGTGTCGAAGCAAACAAAGAGATTGCCCGTAAGCAGAAACGTCGCCTCTCTTACATCTCTAACGTCTACATCGTAGAAGATCCAAAGAATCCGGAAAACGAAGGTAAAGTATTTCTGTACAAGTATGGAAAGAAAATCTTCGATAAGATTAATGAAGCAATGAACCCTCAGTTTGAAGATGAAAAGGCTGTTAATCCTTTTGATCTGTGGTCAGGTGCAAACTTCAAACTTAAAATCCGTAAAGTAGAAGGATATCAAAACTATGACAAATCGGAATTTGAGTCTGCTTCTGTTCTTGGTGATTTTGATGATGATAGGCTCGAAAGTATCTGGAAGTCTGAACACTCACTCAAAGAGTTTCTCGCACCAGAAAATTTCAAGTCTTATGATGAACTGAAAGCTAAACTCGATAAAGTTCTAGGGCTGAGTGGGCAATCACCACAACCTAAAACAACTGTTGAGCAGGCTAAAGCAGCACCAGCACGTAAGGCTGCACCAGTTGATGTTGATAGTGATGAGGATGATTTGTCATACTTCAGCAAACTAGCTGAAGAAGACTAAAGTAAAAGGGAGCGAAAGCTCCCTTTTTTTATAATGGCGCCAGATTTCTTCTAATTGCGTTTGTAAATATTTTGTCTCTATTTCTTGTATCTGCTACTTGAGATTGCTCATCAGTTGTGCTTAATGTTCTAGTTGTCGTTGCAATAGGTGGGCTTGCTCTTGTTTGTACTAAACGGGCATATTCCATTCTGGCTTGCTCATGCAATCTCATATTTTCTTTTTCCAGATCAGTAAGAGGTGCAAACGCACCTATAGAATTTTCAAGTGTTGTTAATGATTCTGGGCTAGCTGAACCATAGTCCATTTGTGGCACTTCATAATCATAGTTTTTCTTGTAATAATCGATTGCTTTTCTTAAATCAACTTCCTGTAAAACATCCTCTTCATCCAAATCCCTTCTCACTCCACTTTCTCTATATTTTTCAAGAAATTGAGTACGTTGAACACCTTTAAATTGTGACATATCAATGTATGGATCCTTCATGCTTGTCAAAGTTCTTTTGATTATTTCTTCTAAAGAAGGTATTTCAGCTTCATTAATATCTGGTTCTTCGGCTATTTTTCTAACATTATCAAGCCCACCCATTTGCCTTATTTTGAACTTATTTTCAAAATCTTCTGGATCTTCATAGTAACGATATAATGCTGCAATGGCTTTTGGTTTTGCTTTAGCCATTTCTGCCACTGCTTCATACCCACCTTTATCTGCAAAATCCCGTAAAGATGTAGCACCTTTCAGTAGACCCAATGCTCCTTGTGGAGTTAAATACTTATAATTGGGTATTTTTTCAGCCGCAAGTTTAACTAATTCATAAAGCATATAACCTAATGCTATAGGACCAGCAGCTCTTAATAGTAATCTAAACAAAGGGAGAAAACGCAGTTTACTTATCCAAGACAATGCTTGTAGAACACCTTTGAGTAACTTTGAAATTAAAAATCTTACACCTGAAAGTATTGAACTCACTATCGAAGAAATTAGTGATTTTATTAAAGGTAAAATAAATGTTGTCAGTAGACTTGACAAAGTTGATATTAATGATTTGAAAGCACCAAACATTGATGATAGTATAGGTAATAACCCCGACATTATTCCATCTTTTTTTTCTTCTTTCTCTGGAATAGCCCTTGTTTGAGTTGAAACACTATCAATAAAATTCTTTAATACAGACAGAAAATTTTTATGTCTTCTCTCACCTTCCATCTCTTTTTCTTCGGCAAATGCACGGTCTAATTCTCTCCTCTTTGAATCTCGTTTATCTACCAACTGAAAAAAGGTAAGCATATCACTCAGAGTTCCAATTGATGTAGCATTTAATTTTTCACTTGTTTTTACTGGGCGATTCATTCTAGAATATTTCTTTTTTGAACCAGCAAAATATTCAATATCTTTTGTTGATCTACCGGTCAATCTACCTACAGCAGCAGTGGCAAACCTACTGCCTCCTGTCATGAATCTTGCAATGTTCATTGGATCAAATTTTTCTTTGATACCTGTAACCTTTGCTCTCATTTTCAAAGAAACAGATTTTGAAATAGCGGATCCAACACCTCGCCCAGATACCATTCTAGACGTAATTAGAGATGTTAAACTTCTGCCTCGTATTTCTTTTGCTGATTGATAGTCCATTTTTTATGCCACCATAGGATGATCGTGGATAGAAGTATTAATTCTTCTAACTATTGTTTTACTAGCCATTACATTTACATTGTTTATTACACCTTGCATTCCTGAATCTGAAACACTCATACCATCGAATAAACGAGAAAGCTTTAATTCTGAGGATCCCTGGCTCAGAGTAGAACCTATTGTTCCTATATTTTCAGGATTTAATGCTTTTTGTTCCCTTAGATTCACACGGTTTATCAGCCCTTGTATTAAGCCTGGTACTTGTTCAGGTGAAGTTGTGCCTATTTTAGTTTCAAATGCTCTTTTGATGTTTTCTGGATTTCTATCGAATTCAGACATTTTTCGAATGAATTCTTCAGGTGTTGATGCGCTTCTAGCATATCTCAAAGCATCTTCTTCAGCAACATATCCATATTGTGCTCTTCTATCTGCCATGTAAATCAATACACGCTCATCATTTGCCAATCTCTCTGGTAATTCTTTCAATAAACTATTTCTTAACGGATTAAATATAGTATTTTCATACCATTGAATTTGCGCATTTAATAAATTTATATTATTTGTTTGCCCTAAAGCTTTCCATCTCTCATCAAATTCTTTAGAGCCAGGTTTCAGACCTTTCAAACCAAATTCTGGATATCTCGTAATAAAATCTTCTATCGAAGATGGGTTATTGGGTCTAGAACGTTTGGAGTTCATGCCAAAAATCCCATAAGATTTATAACCAGGTGAAGGGTCATTTTCTACAATTTGAGTTACAGGATTTTTTTCTCTTTTGCCGACTTCACCTTGAGCCGTCAACGAAGCAGCACGGCGAGCAGTTGGTGTAGCAGTCATTGGTGCGCTGCTTCTGGTAATTGGAACAGCAGTTGATTCCATTGCTTCTCTTAATGGATATGCTGTTACCTCAGCCTGACGTTTATCAACTGGAGGTTGAATTTGTTCCGCTTTTGGTGGTTCTGGTGGCTTCTCTCCTTCAGGAGGAAAAGGTGTAGTTTCCATTCTAACATCAGAATCTTTTACTGTGCCTAGTTCCAAGTCACCTTGTGATATAGATTCGAAATCTTTTGCAAAGTATTGTCGTATGTTTTCATATTCTCTTTTGTAATCTATGTCATCAACTTCTTTTTTTGTTTTATTAAAAACTTCTGTGAATTGTTTTTGAATAGATTCAACCAAGTCAGTCTGCATACTATCTTTAGCCGACGCCATTGCATCTTTGCCAAAAGTAAGTAAACCGATTGTACCACCTAACAATAATAAAGATGAAGGTAATCCTCCACCCATCGCTTTGCGAAAAAATGTTTTTCTTTTTACTTGTTTAGTCGCGCTGACAAATAGATTCACAATCTCTTTGTGTCTATTTTCTTCTTCACCCTTTTCTATTTCTTCGTTCAGGCGTTTGTACTGATAATCTTTTTCCTTCTTTTCTTCAATTTTTTGAAGTAGGGAATAAATTTCATTCAGTTTTTGATTGGCTTTATTTTCACCTAAACCCATTGCTCCCAATACTCGACTAAAAACACTTGACCCTTTAGGCTCAACAGATTTAGGTTTAAATTTATTTTTAAGACTTCCGGCGTAAGAGGATATAGGTGAATTTTCAACATCAGGTTTTTCCTTTTGTTGATTCATTGCTCCTTTTGGAGAAAGAAGATGTGCTATCTGAGGCATTATTTAAATTTTCTTTCGTTTTGTCTTTGTTTTATTTTTAAATTTTCTTCCTCAATATATTGTATAAGCATTGCGACGTAAACATCTCTCTCCCACGGTATCATATTCTCAAGTTCCGTAAGACTATATTTATGGTGTTGCATCAAAGAAAAATTAGTTCTATAATAATTTTTCAGATTGTCATGACAAAAGGTTAGCCGAAAAAATTTTCGAGCCCTTGAACATCAATGTTATGTTGAAATGAACATTTCGAGCACTTTATTTCTATTTTCTTTTCCAGTTTAGGCATATCAGAAAAAAACTCCTCGATTTTCTGAAACTGCTGTTGATTTAAATTTTCAATAAATTCAACCATTTCTTTCTGTGAGACTTCATTACCATAATAATATTGTTCTCCATCATATATGTACTCTACACATTCAGCAATCATTTCAAAAGCAACATCAGAAACATTATCCATTTGAGTTATTTTTTTCAATACAGAATATTCTGGATATCTAAGTTTGATTGTAATATCATCCGTCAATTGAATCAAACTCTTGTCGTTTTCCGGCATCTCAACTTTAATATCTAAAATATTTAAAGAAGTTTTCATCACATTATTACATATTTCACCATTTACTTCATTATTGCATTTATAACTATTTTCAATTAATTCACCCACAGACCTAGCTCTAAGATTTAAAAAATAATATTCAACATCAATCACTGGTAATTTTTCAATATTGATGCCTTCGGTTATTGTGCAATTCGTTAAGACCTGTTTGACATTTTTTTCAATAGAATCTTTATCGTCGGCTTCCATGGCCATTAAAAGATTTTTTTGTTCTTTCACCAAAAATGGTCTAAATCTAATTTGTTTGTTGGATAATGGTAATGTCAAATCATAAATTGGTGTATCAATTTTTGGTAAAGCCATATTTTAAACTCCATTTTTATAATCATCGTTCAGGAACAGGGAAAGCTACAGCACTAGATAGGGGAGTAATTTCTGCATAAGGTCTTTCTGCAACAGAAGACACCTGCACATCAGTAGTTATTGTTTCAACAGGAGGTACAACACCAGATAATGAATCCTGCCCTAAATTACTTGGAAGTATTGGTGGTATATTCTGATAAATCTGGTTTTCTAAGAATTCCATCGTGAGATTTTCAAGAGAATTGTTTCTCCAATTGGTATATGCAAAAGTCACAGTAAGTTTATGATAGCCATCGGATTGCCAATCTAACGATAAAGGATTTACTGCAACGGGAAATGCATCCATCAAATCAACGGAATATGTGTTTTTGTTTGCAACATCATATTGATTTATTCTAATAATTGCTGTATAATCAGCCTTATATTTTATATCATAACTATATGAGGGGTTTATCCAGTTCAACCATGCATCAAACAACTTCTTTTCTCTCATGTCATCACCAACAATGAAAGTCAAAGAAATGTCACTATATGAAGTCATGTATGGAAATTTTTCTTCGACACCATAAATTTTCATGTTCGTTGTAGCAATGGTTCTACCTGGCAATTCTGCCGCCTCACATCGAAGATTCAATCTTCTAACCAGCCCAATGTATGGCACCAATCCTATTGGTACAGGGACAATTACATCAAATCTATTAGGTCTAGCTACATCAGTAGAAAAGCTTGACTTAAATTGAGATATGGATCCAGCCATTAGTATACCCTACTTTTTATTTTATTAATTGATTCTTTGTAAATTTTCTGAGGTGTTGCACCCTTGAAAATTGCTGTCGGTAAAAATAATGCAGTTTCCCACTCATTTGGATATATTGGTACTATCCTTGTTTTAATTTGTGACTTCAAATAATGCTTGATGCAAGGTTTGAATTCTCTGTAATTTCTTGTAGCATTCAATATTTCATATGTAACTCTAAGTCTCTTAGGATCATCATCTTTGTCTAAAATGGCAAAATTCATGAGTTTATCCATGAATGCTGCTCTGTATCTCGGTGGCAAATAATGCAAATTCAGCCCTAAAAAACCATCATTCATAGGCTGAAGCGGTATCACCAACGGAAACATATCATAGTAAGGCAGTTCAGCTTTCGTTAAAGGATCGTAAAAAAAGTGGTATAAACCACCCATTACAAACCTACCTTTTCGGCTTTTATCGTTCACTATCTCTTTTGCCAGATTTACAGGCGATTTTAATTCTTTTATTTTGCCCTGAAACCATGTGAAAGACTGTCTGGATAAGAATTCTTGATCCAGAGCAGTTCTTTCGGTAGCTAATTGAGTAAGTGTGGAAGCCATGCCATATTTATGTTAGAATCGGTATGCGATTAAATCGTAGCCATCGATGAACGTTTTGTAGCCCTTTTGATTCATCACATATTCCATGTATACGGCGTTTGTGTATGTAATGTGAGCAATTTCGACTTTTATGAGGCTCGGATTCACAACACCGTCCATCTGCATGAAAATCTTGAAATCGTATCCCTCTGTATCAATTTGAACGAAGTCTACGTCATGTAAATTGTGTTTTTCGACCAGACTTTTCAGTTTCATTGTTCGTATTTTTTCTTTTACCATCATTGGAACAATATAATCAATATGTTTTTCCGGTGTTAAGGTTGAACAACCGTCAGCCCATTCTGGTGCACCTTCTGTTCCCGGTGGTACTCGGTGAATATAATCTTCACCATCTTGTTCCGTAATAGCGGCACATTCAAAATCAAGCCCATATTTCTGACTGTAATTATCGACAAGCTTTTCAAACATATCAGGCAGAGGTTCTACTAGAACACCTTCCCAATCGAAACACATGATGTAAGAATTCAAATCATCATGGCTGACTCCATCCATGGCACCGATTTGAAGAAATTTTAATTTCCCATCTTTAATTTCATTATACCATGTCAAAACTTCTTTGAATGTTTTTGGATTTTTTGGTTGTTTTTTTGTGAGCCATTCCAGTTCTGTTCTTTCAGGCCTTTCAGTGTACCAGCCTGTACCTTTTGATACGTTAATAATTGATTCAAAATACTCACGATACATTTTGCCAATTTTCTTGAAATTATAATTTTCGGCTGCCCATTCACGACATGCATGAGGAGAAATTGTTGTGATATTTTTGGCTGCCCACAAAAATTGCTCGAAAGTTCTACAGCGATAACCTGTGACACCGTGTTGTACGGTTTCTGTGAAAGCACCCCAATCGACAGTGATCACTGGAGTTCCGGAAAGCATTGCTTCGATTGCCACATAGCCAAAAGGTTCGTTGTAAATTGTCGGGCAAAATAGACCCATAGCTTCAGACATGAGTTTTTTGCGTGTTTCTATGTCAGCATAGCCGACATACTTAACATGTTTCGGCCATTCATTTCCTAAATTACAATCACTAGGGCCATGTGTTGTACCAGCAAGTATTAGTTTTTTACCTATTTTTTCTGTCACTTGTGCAGCAATATCAACTCCTTTTGACCACACCATTCTACCACACATTAGAAAATAATCTTGTTTACCAGACCAATCTTTAAAATCGAACTCGGATAGATCGAATCCTGAAGGAATAACCGCATCGTAAAATTTATAGTTTGCGGTTGAAACATTTTCTGGGCCTTGTAACCCATGCATCACCGCATACGATTCGTATACTTTGTAAGGTGCGAATTGGGAAGGATAACCAATGCTTGGTTCAACACAAAGAAGATCGGAATGCGCATCACAAACAGGTTTTTGTGCTATACCAAAAAAACAAAGAATAATATCGTGAGGTTGTTTTCTTTTTGCTATTTCTTTAATACAATTATCATTAAAAGTCTTAAAAACTTCATCTTCTTGATTATATTTTAATCCTTGATTTTTCCAATCATAAATTCCGTAAACTTTTTCAAGTAGAGCTTGTGTGGTTACCGTGACATGTTCATCACATTCGACCTGCGAGTCTTCATGCCCATAGTGAATCACGTGCATACCTTCTTCTTTGAACATTTTACAGAAATTAATTACTTTCTGAGTGAATGCGCAAACCGTATATTCTTT